TACGGTACAATTATTCCAGAGTTTACAGTTCCTGCTGTTGAAGTACCTTACGGTGGACAGGTTATGAAAGTTACTAGCATGGCTAGACCGTCTTATCAAAACAATACTGTTAATTTTACTGTAGATAACATGTTTAACAACTATTGGGTCATTTATAAGTGGATTCAGATGTTTAATTCTGAGAGAACTGGGGTATATAATAGTAAGTTACCCAGAGAAAAAGCCACTCTAAATGAATATGAAACAACTATTACTGTATATGGCTTAGATGAATATAATAATAGGGTTATTCAATTTAACTACTATCACGCTTTTCCTGTAACTTTAGGAGGCATTAAGTACTCTGATAGGGATGCTAGTGAGTTAGAGTGCAGTTTTGATTTTGCATACCATCAGTTTGAAGCTGTTTTATTATAAAAAAGAATAAAGTTGAAAAAAAGGGATCAATTCTAAACTAAATAATTTTATGGCAAGAACAATTCAATCACCCGGTGTAGAAATCAGAGAAGTTGATTTTACAGTAAGAGCAGCGTCTGTTGAAGGAACAAACATATTCCTACCAGGTTTTGCAGATCAAGGTCCTATCGATGAAGTTTTATCACCAAGTACAATTTCCGAATTTGAACAAATTTACGGTACACCAACAAACCCTGCTGAACAGTATTTCTATCACTCAGCAAAAGCAATTTTAAATTCACCAGCAAAACTATATGCTACTAGATTACCATATGGTAACTCTAGAGGTGATGGTTTTTCTAGCTGGGCATACAGTGCGCTAGTTTATCCTGTTAGAACTTTAGTAACTAAATGGATTAATAATTTTGAGGGTGTTTTTTCTGGTTACGTAAGTTTTGACGTTTCAAGATTCGGAACTGATGGAGGTTCAGGCTTTAGATATACATATTTAAGTGCATACCCGGTAGGTAGTCCATTAGCCGGTCAAACAACTCTAGTTGAAAGTAGCCTAGAGTATAACACTCTTACAGGCTACGGTATTACCACTGTAGGTCTCTCAGCTGACAACGCTACTTACCTATTTGGAGCTCCAACTCACTTAGAGCTTACAGCTGAAGAATATCAAAACGTCGTAACAAACAATATCGATTGGACCAATTATTCTACGGTTGATAATAAAGGTAAAACTTTTACTTATGAAGGTGCTAATCAAATCGGCAACGCTGGTATAGTTATCATCAATAAATCTCAAACAGCTATTAATGGCGTTTTTGAAGGTTATTATATCGGTATCGCCGACAATAACAACAATAACCCAGCCACCGACGCTAATGCTATCCGTAAGGTTTTAGGTATACAGACACAAAAAACAAGTAAAGGCTATGATGATTTCTTATCTGTACCTAAGATTAGATTAAATTTTGCTCTAAGTGCCTCTAAGTTAGGTGACGGTAGCAGCTTATCTGAAGTCATGGAGAACCTCAGCGACTTTAATCTTGGCGACAGTTCGTTTGATGACACTATTTCAGTTGGTCTCTTTAAGTTAAGAAAGAGTATATTTACACCTGATACTACAACACTAGATTATACATTAGTCGAATCTTACGTTGGATCTGTCGATTTCCACAGACAAATTGCCGATCAGCAAGGCGGACCTGCTAAGACATTCTATGTAGGTGAGCAGATCGAATCAAATTCTAAAAATATTTCAATGATCTTTAACCCGTACTTAAATAGCCGTTTACAAGGTACATGGTTAAATAACGAGGGAGCTACAACTAAAAAAGTTCGCTTTATCAGCAACCAGCTTAAATCAAAGATTTTTGCTGCTGGCTTTAACGACACTGATGATACTTACGTGAAAAGAGTAGGCGCTGTTCAAGGTGCTGTTGAGAGAGCATTTAATGAACTCGGAACTACAGACAACGCATACACGGTTAGCGTTTTTCAGAATAACGCCCTCAAGGATAAAAATATCGGCGGGTTACCTGCTAAGTTGAATAGAGCATTTGAGTTAGTTGAAAGCTCTGATCTATACCCGTTAAATCTCGCAGTTGAAGGTGGTCTTGGCACTATATACGTCAACGCTATTGAGCAATCCGGTCAGACTAACGACGCTGGATATCTTTCAGCTGGACCATTCCTCGATTCAATACCGCTCAATTCATTAAGCGCTTTATATATTACAACAAACGAGTTAGAAGAGCAAGACGGTCTAAGAATTAGAGGCAATTATACTGCTATTGCTAATATATTCGCTGAAGCTGCTGGTAAACAGCGTAAAGACTTCATGTGTATCTTAGATCCTTTGAGAAACGTATTCGTTCAAGGCGCCAATACTAAGATTATTACTTCAAAGAAAGTCTTAACACCTCACGCTGGGTTTGACCCAGATCCAAAAGCGCCCGGGTATGTAATTTCTAACTTCAGTCAGCACATATACTGGCCAATAAGACACCTATACGGTACTATTAACACATCATATGCTACAGTTTATGGTACGTTTGTACAGGTATTAGACCCTACATCGAACAGACAGATATGGGTACCGTTCTCAGGCTTTGCAGCAGCAACTATGGCTAATACGGATTCTAACTTCAATCCTTGGTCTGCACCTGCCGGCTTTACCAGAGGCATTGTAACAGGTGTTAATGATTTAGGTATCTATCCAAAACAAAAACAACGTGACCAGTTGTATAAGATAGGTGTAAATCCTGTTGCATTCTTCCCGGGTGAAGGTTTCGCGATCTTCGGTCAAAAGACATTGCTCAAGAAACCATCAGCATTCGATAGAATTAACGTTCGTAGAATGTTCCTAGCTCTTGAAGTTGCAGTTAGAGATACAATTAAGTTCTTCGTATTTGAGCCAAACACGCTATTTACGAGAACACAAATCGTAAATACACTGTCACCTCTTTTTGAAACAGCTAAAAACTCAGAAGGTATTTACGACTACTTAATTGTTTGCGATGAGCGTAATAACACTCCAGATGTTATCGATAACAATGAATTGAAGGTTGACATTTACGTGAAACCCGTAAGAACAGCCGAGTTCATCCTAGTATCCTTCATCGCTACTAAGACAAGTCAAAGCTTTACTGAACTAGCAGGTAGCTAATAAATATTTAAAACTATGGCAGACATCAATCAACTCATAACAAACTTTTACGACACCGCGATAAAGAGAGATTTCGCAAGAGATTTCAACTTTAGGTTGACGCAAATCCAGCCTGAACCATCATTAGGTATTTCTTTTACCGAAGGTGAACTGGTGTTTGCTAAATCAGCTAAGATTCCAGGTAGAAATATCTCTAATGTCGAGGCTAAATACATGGGATTAGCCTTCAACGTTCCAGGTGTAGTAAGTTATCCAAACAGTGGTCAGTACGAACTTACGTTTTACTGCGATAAAGCTAGTACCCTCAGACAGAAATTTGAGAGATGGAGTAGATATATATTTGATGACGCAAGCTCGACTGGTAACTATAGTGTACCTACACGTTCTTCATACATACAAATGGCTCAACTAGGACCTGATTTCTCTGTTGTACAGGAATTTAAGCTCGTTGGTGTTAGTGTTAGAAATATTGGTGAGATGGAATACAAAATGGCTGAAGGCACAGGTGCTATTCAGAGTTTCAATGCTACCATAGCTTACCACTATTACGAGACTGTAAGAGAACTTGCCGTTTAATATTCTGTAAAGAGTGTTATTGGCTCTAAATATTAAAAATGGGAGCTTTAAATAATGCACTTTCTAATGCTCAAAAGGTATTAACTAACGCCACTCAGTCGTTATTAGGTAATGCTACCGGGTTAGCTACAGGTACTAACCCTCTAGTACAGCCTCAAATAGTGCAGATCGCAGGTGTAAATTTACCCGCGACGCCATTAATTAGTAGTAGAGACTATTTTTTAACACAGTTAAATAGCTGGTTTTCTGCGCCATCTCTTGTTTCTCAGTGGATTTGTGTTATAGATATGTTTCCACCTGCACTTAACTCAAGTATATTGAGAAACCTTGAGAGAACAGCAGGAAACTATAATGCTTTTGATATTAACGTCGCTAAAAGCTTATTAACTTCTTTTCCAATGCAACGAGTAGCAGGTTGTATCTTTGCTAATTCAGTACAAATACCATCCGAAGAGCTATCTGTAGAAGCTGTCACGGTAAAAAATAATAGAGGCTACATTCCTGGTATCATATCTAATAATAGAGCAGACTACTCCTCAGGTATTCAATTAGGGTTTTACGAATCTAATACAAGTTTCGTCGATATGGTGCTCAGACCCTGGGTAATGCTTGCCAGTCATTACGGGTTTGTAACGAGAAAAGATCCGAAATATAGAATAAAATGTAATATAACTATGTTATTTTATGCTAAAACTTTTCAAAACGTAAGTATGATACCAAGAAAAGTGTTTAGATTTTTTAATTGCATACCAACTCAAGTAAGCCAGCAAAATTACGATTACAGTGAAAAATCTGAGGTTACCTCTTTTGACGTGAGATTTAACTTTACTAACTACACTGTTGAAAATAATTTATATTTACCGTTGCCGCAAATAATTGCAGCAGCTAAAACTCAGTCAGTTCCAGCCCTTCAAAAAATAGTACCGTTTTTAAGCTAATGTATAAGATAAAGACATATCTACCTACGTTATCTACTTTTTGTTATGTTGAAGAATTTACCAATAAGAATTATATTGATATAAACAAATACATTTTTTCTAATGATGATGAAGGGTTATCTAATATACTTACAGAAATTGTAGGAAATAATGTTAAAAGTTTATATGATATATTGTTTGTTCTTATATATTTAAGAATGTTAAGCGTAGGAGGTGAGTTGAAATTAAAATATAGTGATAATACAGGGTTTACTTCCAGCTTATCAGTTACTTTGGAGACGTTTTTAAAAAGATTTTTACAAACCAATTTTGAAACATTACCAGTTTTTAAGAAAGACGACCTTGTAATTAAATTTAAAGAACCAACTAAACTATTTTATAAAAATATTATAGATCTTCTACTTGATATAGTAAAGGACATAAAAATTAACAATAAAATAAGCGATTACTTAAACTTGAAGGTAGAGACTAAAAGGTCTATTATAAGTAGACTAAAAGAAGACATTATACAGTCTATAAAAGTACATATAAAAGATAACTCTCAGTATTGTCCGTTAGCTATTATTGAAGATAAAAATATATTTCCTCTTAATCTATATAATAACACACCTATAAAGTTAGTTAAATTAATGTTTAAAAACAATTTAAGTAATTTATATTTAAAATTGTATCACAGTGTAAATAAGCTCAATTTAACTTATGCGGATTATATAAGTATGACTCCAGCAGAGATAGAGCTACTGCTTAATATCTACAAAACATCTAACAATATTAAATAATTAGGTGGATAATATAGACCTACCTTCAGAATACTTTAATGAAGACCCTACGTCTCAAGCTTACATAGATGAGAGTCCTTCATATTCTTTAGACGCTCTAGAGCCTATTGTAGGAACAAGGAAGAGCGAAGAAAGTACAGAGCAAAGAGATATACCACAAGACACCGATGATGTAAATACCTCTCAACCTTATGCGGAGGGTAATATAATTAACAACACAGGTATTACCAATAATACTTTCAATACCTTTAACGAATCACAAGGTTCTAGCAATGTAACTAATTATTCAGCTAACCAGTACAGTAATAACCCAACTTATCAGGGTAGCAATAATGAATATATATCTCAAGATATAGATAAAATCACTACAAATAATCAAACAGACAGTCAAACTGTACAAGGAGAATCTGAGCAGATAAGACCTACGTTAGATAGTAGTCAAATAATAGACGAAATAAGCAATATAGATAAGAAGATATCAGAATTACAGAGTAATTTGAGTAACATCACTAAAGAAAGCAAGAGTAATTTTGATAAAGTAATTGAAAACGATACAGTAAATGAATATTATGAAGATAATAATTTTAACTTACAGGAGAATAATCCTGTAGAAGTAGTATCTGACGTGGGATTCGGTGAGAAACAATCAATTAAAAATAGTATATTTACTTTAAACAATCAAAAGATAAAATTACAGAATTTATTAAATAACAATTTAAGTAAGAATAATATAGCCAACGAATATAGTACTATTGAGAACGATAATACAAGTGAATTTACACCGAACCTAGCTAAACCCTCAGAAGATTCTTTAAATAGAGCAGTTATTACAGAAAAATTATTAGGTGGAGATCCCATTATTGATACACATCCTGTTTTAGGTGATGTAGTTATAGATAAAAAGCAGGGTAACGTAGATAATGCCATAAATGAACATGGTGGCTTACAGAAAGCATTACAGGATTCTGTTAATAATCAAGAATTTATTGAAAATTATTTTTCAAATAATAGCAATGATAGCATAATATCCAAAGGTAATGTCAATAATAACGAATTTGTTAGTAATCTGGTAAATGCTGAAGCTGGGGCAGAAATAACTACCGCTTCAGAAGCAATAAGTGAGCAAGAACTAGTAACCGAATCGGCTATTCCAGATACCAGTCAAAATATCTCCAATGACACAGCAACTATAATATCAATATTAAAAGATATAACTTCTCAACTAGTTAGTATTAGTAAAAATATCTCTAATATTGGTAAGGGTGGTGATAGTAGTAAAGGTAGTGAGAGTAAAAGCAATAATCAAGCCTCAAGTTATAAATCGCAAAACCAGTCTTCTAGTTCTGGAAGCTCTGGAAGCCCGGGTGTAAAGAAAGGCAGTAATACAATGGATACAGGAATCAAAGGCAATTTACCGTCTAAGGAGTTTTTCCCAGGCGATTTCGATTTACAATCTTTAGGCGTAAGTAATTTATTAAGTAGAATATGAACCTATACAAATTCGAGAAAGACAAATGCTCTAACCCAGGTGCCCCTAGAATGGTACCTGTAAACTCCTCCGGTGTAGCTCGGTCTAGCAATAACTTTATAGGTAAAGACAGTCTACTTAACTCCTCCCCTGGAGTTGTTGACGTTGTAAACAATTTTCAATGGACCACATCACCTCCGGGTCCTAGAAGTAGACAAGAAGTACCTAGAATAGAATTAAGAGAAAAAAAGTTAAGAACTAACTCCGTTGTCGCGGCGGCAGCTTATTATTTGATGTCAGCTTCGGGTTCCGTGGGTACTTTAGCTGCTAGAGCAAACAATCTTTTACCTACTGGGCTTAAAGAAGCAGGGCTAGGTTTCTTATCAGGGTTAGGATCTTCAGCGCCTATTCAATATGCGGGCAATGGTTTATTAAATTTTTTCGAGCAAAACGTCTTACAGTCTGCATTAACACTAACTACCGGTCAAACAGACATAAGGCAAACACTATCTAAGTACGTAGACGGTTTAAATAGTGAATATCTTAGAGTATATGAAGGTCTTTATATAACAGAAGATACTAAATTTGTATACTATTTACCATATTTTGAAAATATGTGTAATGCTGTCGCTAATGAATTTACAGAAAATGACAGTAGTGATATAGGCAAGAAAGGCGTTAATGAAATGAGAGATGCTGCAGAGGCTTTAGCAAGATTTGCTAATTTTTCAGCACCTGGAGTCTATATAGAGAGACCCAAATTCTATAACTTTGCTAATTCCGGTCCAAAAGTTACCGTAAAATTTCCTTTAATAAACACGGGTTGGTCTTCCTACCAGGATGTAAGATTAAATTGGCAGCTAGTGTTCATGTTGATATATCAAAACAGACCTAACAGAAAAAGTAGAGAACTTATAGACCCTGCGTGTATATATGAGGTCGTGATACCTGGTGTACTTTATATGCCTTATGCATTTATGAGTAGCATAAAGGTAGATTTTTTAGGCGCAAGAAGGCAAATGGATTTGGATGTACCTCTAGTAGCAGGTAACTCTACAATAACGACAATAGTGCCAGAAGCCTACAGTGTAGAAATAGAGCTAACTGGTCTAATAGCTGAATCTCAAAATTTACTCATATCTATGTTGCAAGACAAACAAGATATAGTAAATGTTTATGGGCTAGACCAATTTAATCCATTTGCGGAATCATATAACAATCTAGCTACTAGCTTTGCAAACGAAACAGCTAGGCTTAATACTTCTACATGATAACTTCATACTCACAAAATGTATCATCTCTAGGTACCTTTATAAAAGATATAGACTTTCTACCGGCACCTGATGAGTATAGCTATGAAAATTTTTTGAGAATGTATCTTAATAAAGATAATCAGTTTTTCTTTAATTTACTTTCCTCCTCTATTCATTTTGACGGTGAGTTAGACGCATCAACTTTCTATACTATAACAGTTACAAAGCGAGTACCTTGGACGACTATAAGCTATAACGAATATAGGAATATGAATTTGTGGTGGCTTATACTCGCAGTAAATAATATAAAAAATCCTTTAGATTATCCAGCACCTGGTACTGAATTAAAGATTCTTTACCCGGATAGCGTGAGATACGTAATAGACACTATAAATGAAAAGCTAAGATAGTATGATAGGTGGAATATTAAACAATTTCGTTAATTTGGGTTCAGGTATAGGTGGTACAGGGAAGCCTAAGGATAATGTAGAGAGAATAAACGATAATGTTTTTATTTTTAACATATTTTTAAATAACGGTAAATCGAAAATTGGTTTAAAATTTTCAGCAATAGAAGAGCTTAATATTGTAGATGATTTAAGGTACTTTTTTACGTATGGTACGATGACAATAAACTACAACAACGACGTCTTAGAATCCTTTGAATCTATAGGTGGTGAATTAGGTGGTAGTAAGAAGGATTCAGAGCCCTATCAATTTAGAGGTGATGGTAGAGATATATTAGAAATTGAAATTATGCCTCAGCTTAAAGAGCAAAAGTGTCTAGAGGTCTATGCTAACGAATCAGAGAGAAGAAAATACTGCATAAAACATACTTGCATTATTTACAAATATGAGGACTTAAGCGCAGGTAAGGGTGAGAAAAAAAGAAAGCTATATTTCTGGGAAAGAGACTATCAGTTACTAAGAGAAGTTAACATAAATTATTCAACTTGCGATTCCAATAAAAACAAAGTAAGCTCAATTAAGGGAACAGCAGGGACAAATATATCTGTATCAAAATCCAATACTGATTGTAGTATATTTACAGGTGATGCTATAGAAGGAGTACTTAAATCAGCATTGGCTACAACAGCAAAAAGTAGGTTTTCTAAAGGAGCTTGGGATAAGGGTGGATCGAAGATATTCTACTCTAGTTCCGGTGTTAATAAAGCACTAGATGACTTAAATTATGTGCTAAGCTACCATATAAGTGATAGCACTAATAAATTCTTGCCGTGCATACTAAAGAAAGAACGTTATACCGGTAAGTATAATTTAACACCGTTGAATAAATTTTACTCTAGTAGTTTGAGTATAGGAGGTCTAGGCGGGTTTTTAACATCCGGTCCTCAAGTAATAGAGGATTTTTTAATAGGTAAAATGGAAGCTTCTGGAGGTATGAAGGGCCTGGGCGGGGCAGGTCTAAGAAATAAAAAAATAGTACCTACAGATTATAACCTTATAGATGACTACACTTTTCAAAAAATAAGTTCAAACGAACTTCAAGAATATATGACTACTCAAGTAGTACAAGGACTAGACCCTAGAGGTTTCTTCAATGCAGATTTAAAAAACAACAATAATCACAACATTGACAAAATGTATAATGAAGTCTTTGTCAAAGGTAACTCATCAGGTATGGGTGCAGCTCCTAGGTCTAATTTACCTAAGAATCAATTAAGAAGTGAACATAAAAATATTCAATATAACTACGTCCCATACGCTGTTGATGATAAACAGTCTCGTAGTTTCGGCGTTAATAAATCTCTTATAAATTTGTTTTTCAAAAATACTTCCATACAATTTAGAATAAGAGGCAATACTCTTAGACAAACCGGTAAATTTTTCAGTATAAATAGAGCTGATAGCAATACAAGTAAAACATACGATAATACAGTACTGGGTAATTATATGATAACGTACGTTAGTCATGAATTTAAAAATGGTACTTATGATACAACAGTGTTAGGTATCAAGCCCTACTCTGCTGGTGATCCAAAATATGCACAAGCTATATGATAACTACACCTTCTACCTTTTATATTCTTTTAAGAAATTATAACCCTATCAACGAGGCTAGTTCCCCGCAACTTAAGCAAGCGTTTTCTAGTTACGGTCAAGACGTTTTAGATTTATTTAAAAAACACTTTAGAGCAAAGAACAGTAATTTTCCTGTTAGAGATATGGGATTGTTTTTTGCTGAACTAGATACAAGTTTAAAGTCTATAAAAGAACCTGGCATAATACAAGGCTGGAGAGAGTACTTTAATGCACAACCGCAAAATATAAAAAGTGAATTTTATAAAAAAGTACCTAACCCTACATTTCTGGGAAAGACATTACCCAGTCTTAACACCTTTTCACCAGATAACGTATTTTCAGGTCCAGTAACACCTTTTGCTAACGTTAAGGGTAGTCAAATTCCAACCAATCATGTAAACACCGGTGCTCCTTTACCTACATATATATCAGCTAATTTGGCTCAAGCATCGAGTATACTAGGTAAGTTAAATAATAAAAATCTCCAAAGTATTATGGAACAAGTATCTGTAAGTACTAAGAATCACGGTGGTAATTTAGTAGCTGATACCAAGCACGTTGAGAGAATGGGTAAAGTTCTCACGTCATGTACTAAGAAAGTTTTAGATTCAGTCGGAGATGCAAAAGACTTTTTACTTAAAGCTATGAACTTTAACCCGTTTGGTGTAACAAATAACGATATAAGCGCGCCTCAGGTTATTTTAGAGCAAAGCATAGAGGGTCAAAAAACAGTTTTAAACTCTGTGGGGCTAGACATTTTACCAAAAGTAACTACTCCTCTAAAGAGCTTTGCTTCACCTAAAAAGACTAATTCAGTCTAAATCTTCTTTTTTAAATTCTGCGTCTATAACACTAGAGTCTTTTAATAACTTTGTAAAAACTTCATCTCTAGTCAATAAGACTTTTTGAGTATCATCTTCTTTACTTGCTTCTTTTAATTCTTTTTTGGCTTTGATATCCATTTCTTTCAATTGCTTATTGCTGTCGTTCTTCATTGTTGTTACTTGAATATCCTTGAGAACGGAAAGAGCTGAACTCACTGCTTTAAATGCTTGTGATAGTGCGTCAATTTCTTCCGCGTCTGGGTTATTGACAAAGGCATCCTTTAACTCTCTTATTGTAGAGAGTCCCTCGTTAACAAGAATACCAGTTTTTTCTAGCAAAAAAGTTTCAAGGTTTTCTTTTTTAAGTAAATCTTCCTCTTCTCTGTAACCTTTATAAGTAGAATCAACACTAGACATTTGATCTTTTAGTTTCTCAGTTAATTCATTAATTGCTAGATCTTCATTATCTTCCATAGAATTAGTTAGGTTGTTGATTAATTTTTTCTATATTATATAATACAATAATGGAATCGATACTCAGAAAACCTAAAATGCTTTTTAGCAAAACACACGATGATGCAATTTTACCTCAGAAAAATCATAAAGACGACGCAGGATGGGATTTGTTTTCTGTAGATGGTATTATCGTTCCATCTAAAGGTAAAGCAGTAGTACCTGTTGGGTTAAAGCTCGCTCACTTAGAGCAAGGGTACTGGATTAAAGTTTCATCTAGATCAGGGCTGTCTTTCAAGCACGGTGTTTTAGCTCACCCTGGTGTTATAGATAACGGGTACAGGGGTGATCTCGGAGTATTACTGTATAACTTTTCAGATACAGATTACCAGGTCAATAAAGGGGATAGAGTAGCTCAGCTAGTATTACAATTTAATATAGATATCGACGCGGGTTGGGGCGATGTTCAGGACACAGATCGCGGTGATAAAGGTTTTGGTTCTTCTGGCCGATAATGAATAGCAATATAGATAATCTCTGGATTGAGAAGTACAGACCATCCACGATGGCTGACTTGGTATTGACAGACGAAAACACAAGAATAGTTTCTAAATTTTTAGAAAAGGGCGAAATACCTAACTTGTTATTTCATGGTAACGCAGGTACTGGTAAGACGACATTAGCTAAAATTTTAGTTAATGAGCTCGACGCAGAACACTTATTCTTAAATTGCTCTGAGGTAGGAATCGATGCAGTAAGAACTACTATAACTCAGTTCAGTCAAACTAAAAGCTTTAACGGTAAAATGAAAGTCGTTATATGTGATGAAATTGACGGGTCTTCTAGCGATGCTCAACGTGGTCTTAGAAATACCATGGAGGAAAACTCTGGTTATTGCAGGTACATACTTACCTGCAACTTTTTAAATAGGGTTATAGGTCCTCTACAGAGCAGATGTCAGTCACTATTACTAGCACCACCAATTGCAGGTATAGTGATGAGAGTTGGTAATGTACTAAAGTGCGAAGGTATATCTATAGATGAAGAGAATAAGAAAAAGTTAGTTATTCTAGTAAAAAAGCTTTACCCGGATACCAGAAAAGTTATTAATGAGGTACAAAAATATACTATTGATGGGAGACTAGAATTACCGGCGGCTGCCAACGCCGATACTTTTGCAGCAAGTATAGTAAACTACATTATAAAAAATGACGCTCTAAACGCTAGAAGGTTTGTTATTGAAAGAGAGAACGAATTTAACGCTGATTACGTACAACTATTAAAATCCGTATTTGATGTTATATGTAATACTAACCTACCATTGACCAGCTTACAGAAGAAAATGTGGCTTATTACAGTAGGGGAATACATGTACAAAAATACATTTGTAGTGGATTCAGAGATTAACTTCTATTGTATGCTATTGGCGCTATCTGAAATACTTAAAAGTTAGCGTAGTTTAGCTAAATATCTTGAAGTATAAGGTGTAGCAGGATCTCTATGATCTTCAGCCGGGCTAGAAGGTATAACTGTATTTTTATCCGGTAGACTTAATTCTGTTTTTGAGTCTTTTGCGTCGCCTCTATCAGTTGTTCTAGTCTGCCTGCTAGGGCCCATGTAAGTAGAAGGGTCGGGAGAGTTGGATAATTCCTCTGGGTCAATAATTTCGTTGTTAGGTCTCTTTAAGCTATCTGGTACAGGCGCTAAGTTAATACCGGTATCTATGTGTTCTAGAACTGCAGCAGGTACTGTAATGAAAGAGTAGTATAGTCCTGGCGCTTTCTCTAAAACAACGTCACAAAGAAAAGATTCTGCCTCATTTTGAATATTGCCGGGCGCAGAGCTAGGATACACGGGCTTAATCGCCGATACTCTTATATTTAAACCACTATCAATAAATTCTTTTATTTTTTGTATGTAATTGGATTGCTGACTCTTAAAGAAGTCGTTACCGAAGACGTCAGATTTAAACTTAACTAGGTCTCCGATGAGGAACCCGCCTCTAGTGAATCGCTGTATTGTAGATTCGTATAAAGTAGAAAACTTTCCCATATGTTTATTTATTCATTATTTATAAGTTTATACTGTAAAAAAACGAACACTAATAAATAATTTTATGGCGTCGATTGTAATAGATGGTTTAAAAGCTACTGATAATAAGAATAAACCTATTTATACAGATATAAAGCTGGACCTGTTGCCTGGTTCAGTTAAGAGCGCGGCTCTATTTAGTAAGAACTCTGTAAACGATTTAGTAGCGTCCTATGATATAGATGCTATTAAAAATAGCATTTACAATCTTTTTACCACAGTACCGGGGCAAAAAATTCTTAACCCTATATACGGGTTAAATTTATTGCAATTTGTGTTTAACGGTATAACTGAAAGTAACTCTAGACTGATGGGTGAGTTAATTTTAAAAGGAATAAAGGCATTTGAGCCTAGGCTAGAAGTTAAAAAAATATATATATTTCCAGATATGGATAATATGTCCTATGAAATAGCTATAAGATTAGACGTACCATCATTGAACATAACTAATGTTACTCTCAAGGGGGTGATGTCAGAGTCAGGTTTTTATATAAATTAAAATGAATAATACTCCAATAGATCAACAGTTTCCACTATCCTATAACGACTACGCAGCTTTTGACGCTACTAGCTTAAAGTCGTTAATGCAAAATAGGTTAAATCAAAACGGTACCTTTACAGATCAAGTTTTTGAGGGAAGCAACTTTAACAATATACTAGATGTAATAGCGTATAGCTATAATGTACTGTTATATTATCTAAATCAAACAAGCAATGAAAGTTTGTTTAGCAGTTCTCAGATATACGAGAACATGAACAAGATTGTTAAGCTTATAAACTACAAGCCTTTGGGTCAAAGCACGTCTATCTTAACTTATGAAGCAGTTGCAAGCGAAGGATTAGACACAGGCGTATACACTATTCCTAGATTTTCTTATTTTACCATAAATGATGTAAATTTTACATTTAATAAAGATTTAA